TAGAGAGATTTAAGTATGAGTAGAGGATTCTGTTGCCAGGCTCCTCAGGGCCCCGTCAATGACTAAGCTGCCATTGGCATTTCTGCGAAATTATCGTTTGCAGTTACGAGTTTGTTGCGCTTGAGGTGGCTTCCGCACCTGTTCTCCACTTGCCGAATCAATACCAGTCGATCCTAATTCAGCCCCCTATCCAGAAAAACTCTTATATAGTCTGGTGGAGCTGCCGAGAATTGCACTCGGGTCCTGCATACCTTTAAGCTCGCTTCATCGAACAATTATATTTATAGTTGATTTTAATAATTAAAGCAACTAATATACTAAATATAAGGATGTTTAAAGTAACTCAGAATATACATCCAGAGCACGCATATATTACGAAGCCAATAGATGAAGATCTAATGGTTACTAGTATGAAGTACTTTGATAAAGATGGTTATGAGTTAAATAAACTAGAGCAACTTTATTATGAAGCAAATGATGTCGATGTATCTGAAAAGCATTTATACCATACTGCAAACCATTTATGGTGGCTTGTACCAGAAGAAGACAGGAAAACAGGACCCGTCTTGGATCACAGTCTCATCAATACTAGATGGGCCTATGCGGGAGAGGCTAGAGAGCAAATTATAAAACATCTTCCTAAAAATCCTCTACTTAAGAAGCTTTTAGATATTAAACCTAAGTTTGGTATTGACTTCTCGTTAGATTGGATTGATGAGGATAGTTGTTTTGAATTGTTCCATATAGAACTGGATAGGTTTAATATAGATGAAATACGAACATACAAAGATAAAGCTGAAAAAATTATACTCGAAACTGATTGGGAAAGCGCAGGGCTTGCAGTTAAGTCTAGAAAAGCTGAATGGGCCAGTCTATCATCCGATGACCAGTCGGATTGGAAAGCTCGCTATTTTGGTTGGCATCGGGCTTTTGATAACCGTAAAGTATACGCAGGGTGAAGTTCCTAACGAACCATCAGTTGAAGAATACTTTGACATGATTCGTAAAGAGAGAAATAAGCTTACTGAAGATAGAGAGCTTATCGATCCAGATACTAGATGCCTAGCAGAAAACATTTATCACGAAGCACGTAATGAATCGACAGCAGGTATGGTTGCTGTAGGTAACGTTACACTTAATAGAGTGGAGTCTGATCATTTTCCTAATACGATCTGTAATGTAGTGCATGAAGGACCGCATTATGAAAGTTATAAGACTAGACAATTTAAAGACTTACCTGATGATCTAAGAATATATTATCCTAAGAAGAACCGTTGCCAGTTTAGCTGGTATTGTGACGGTTTATCAGATAGTATTCGTAATAAGCGTAAGTTTCAACAAATTTTAGAGCTGTCAGTAGATATTAGAAAGAAGATCTATCCAGATATTACTGACGGGGCAACACATTATCATGCAGACTATGTACATCCGAAATGGGCAGATGTATATAAAAAAACTGTGACTATTGATACCCATATATTTTATCGCCATAATAAATGAAAGCTGAAATTTTTAAAGAACCATATCCGTATATTGTTATAGATGACTTTTACGACTATAATGAATATCAACTGATCTGGCAAGAATTAGACTTCTTAACTTATGACTGGAAGATGGTAGGGCCTGATAAAGCAGGTTCTGCTTCTGTTGATGGTCGCTATCTTAAGAATAATAGATGCATCTGGATTGATCAGGCATACGGGGATAGAGATATATCTAATATCTTAAAGGTAGGTAGAAAGCTCTTTACTGATGAAAGAGTAAAGCAAGCTGTTAAAGAAGCTGGTCCTTTGTTTGATATGTTTACAGAATTAGATAGAGATTGTACTCTATTAAGTTACTATGATAATGCAACGAGATATGAACCACATAGAGATAAGAACATTGTAACTGCTTTATACTGGACGTTTAGACAGCCGAGAGTCTTCTCTGGCGGTGATTTAACTTTCACCGATACTGATCAGGTAGTAGAGTTAAGAGACAATAGAATGGTTATCTTTCTAGCTCAGATGAACCATGAAGTATCAGAGATTAGAATGCATAATAGAGAAGAGCCTTTTAGTGGTTTAGGTAGATATTGTATAACGAACTTTATAGATTATAGGGATGAATAATGAGTGTGGAAATTAAATCTATAACCACCTTAAGTGAATTTAATAAAGACATTGAAGAGATGGTAAAACAATCACAGCTTAACTATATTGAAGCTGTGGTTATCTGGTGTGAAGAAAGAAACGTTGATATAGAGCAAGCAGCATCCTTTGTAAAAAGAAGTCAAGTAATCAAAGCAAAGATAGAAGTTAATGCTACAGACTTGAACTTTTTAGCAAAAGGTCCTAAACTACCTATATGACACCTTATGAAACATACGTAGATTATCTTGCTCTCAAGCGTCACTTTACAACTAAAGAGTACGACTATAACAAATACAATGGCAAAGTAAACGCATCACATACAGCGTTTGAGTCCAGAAGTGATAGGTTTAGTTTCGTACGGTTGTCGAAGCAGAAAGACGCACACGAATATCTGTTGGCTAATATCTTAATGGATCCTGAAATATGGATAGGTGATTTAGTTAGTCCAGCAGGTAGAGATGTTTATCTTAAATGGAAAGGTAAACGTCAGAGGTTAGCTTATATCTTTAAGACTGATCTCAAGAAACTGGATAGTGACTTTAATGCTAACTTTAAAGTAGTTAAAGGCAACCATCCTCTTATCTTACGGCTTCTCTTACAAGAGGAGATCCATATTGAGACGTTTATTATTCTTATGGAGCTTGCTAAGTCAGTAAAGTACTTTAATGAGAATATTGACGAAACGTTTATATGGCCAATGGTTAGAATGAAGTGCCAAAAGTACAAGTCATTTTTTTCCTATGAAAAAGAACGCTTCAAGGAAATAGTAGTTGACTTTTTTACAGAATGATCATATAAATATAATTGTTGTTATGAAACAAGTGGATAAGAAATATACTTTTAATACGAAATATACGAGGTAATACAAATGGCAACTAGTTTTGCAGCCCTTAAATCTTCTGGCGATAATTCAATTAAGAATCTTACAGAAGAACTTTCCAAACTTAACCCGACTAATAATACACCACAAGGTGATGATCGCATTTGGAAGCCAACTGTTGATAAAGCAGGTAATGGTTATGCGGTTATTCGCTTCTTGCCTGCATCGCAGAATGAAGAAGTTCCTTTCGTTCGTGTCTTTAATCACGGCTTTCAAGGTCCTGGTGGATGGTATATTGAGAATTCTCTTACTACTCTTGGTCAGAAAGACCCGCTTAGTGAGCTGAATACCCAGCTCTGGAATAATGGTACTGATTCAGGTAAAGATCAAGCACGTAAACAAAAGCGTCGTTTGAACTATTACTCAAACATCTATGTCGTTAAAGATCCAGGCAACCCTGAGAATGAAGGTAAGGTCTTTATTTACAAGTATGGTAAAAAGATCTTTGATAAGATTAATGATCTTATGCATCCTGAGTTTGAAGATGAGTCACCGATTAATCCTTTTGATTTCTGGAAAGGTGCTGACTTCAAGCTTAAAATTCGTCAAGTAGATGGCTATCGTAATTATGATAAGTCTGAATTTGATTCACCTGCCCCCCTTCTCGACGACGATGAAAGACTCGAAGCAGTATGGAATAAACAGTACGCGCTTCAAGAGTTTGTTGATCCTAAAAACTTTAAGTCATATGATGAGCTGAAAGAGAAATTGGATCGAGTGCTCGGTAAAGCTGCGCCTCAAACAACAGCAGCAGAAGCATACGTCGAGCAGGAAGATGAATCTTCCTGGAGTGAAGATACTACAGCGTCCTCTCCACCTCTCTCTCACACTCCTGATGAGGACGACGATGATATCTCTTTCTTCAAGAAGCTAGCTGAAGAAGACTAATACATTATTTTTAGTGATTCAGCGATTGAGAGGGGGCCTAGTGCCCCCTTTCTTTATGCCCCAGCAATCGCTGGGAGGGTAGTAATAACGGCTGACGATGATTGATCAACGCTTTGCTGAGTATTAGTAACGTTATTAGTGTTATAGTTATTATTAATTACTACATTACCACCGTTAATTTGAGTAGCGTTATTAAGCATACCAGTACCATCAGGTGACGGCATCATTTCTACTGGGATAGGAGCTTCAGAAGTATTTTGAATAATGGCAGGTAACGCTTCGGTTGCCATTACTGTAGGTAATCTTGTAGCAGGGGAAGGAGGTACTTGAGCAATTCTAGGATCATCTGCTGCTAAGGTAGCTTCTTCACCTGTAAGCTGATATCTAAGACCTTGAGCAATTTTACTAGCAGTTGATGTAGCAGTATCTTTAGCTTGCTGCACCATAGTCTTTTTGACACCAAGATCAGTCATTGCTGAATCATAACTATCAGCAAACTGTTCGAAGTTTTCACCTGCTTCTCTAATAGCATCAAAATCAATTTCGCTTAATTCACCAGTAAAGGTTTTAAGATGCCTTGTAATGCTATTGAGAGTAGTTTCTAAACCTTCTACTTTTTGTTGATCAGGTAAACTATCCAGCATCTTAGTTACTTCACTAAGAGGATTACCTGCACCGAATAAGTTCATTAGACCAGTAATACCAGCTGCAACAGCAGTACCAGCAGCAAAAGCAGGTAATGCTAAACTTAATGCACCAAGACCTAATGCTAGATCAAGAAGACTTTGACCGCTATTGCCTGTTGCTGTAACGAGGCCTGATAGTGAATTAGTAAGACTAGTTAAACCAGGAGCAGCTAAATCAACGGCATACGCAATACCTAAAGCAGCTAATGTGAGACCACCCATAATAGCAAGAGATGGTAATAGTAATGACTTAGTTACCTTAGCAGCAACTAATCCTAAACCTCCAACTAGCAATGCTAATGTGCCACCTTCTTTAACCAGCTCACCTACGCTATTATTCTCAACGAACTTAGTTACACCTTCAAGTAGTTTAATAAAACCGAACCCTAAACCAGCAATAATACCTGCACCGACAATAGCTTTAGGATCAGCAAAGGAAGCCAATCCTCCAGAAATACTTTTTAACAGCTCACCTGGTGCACCAAGAAGGCCTTTGAACGCTCCTGATACAGCACCAGCAGCGCCTGCTACTGCATCTCTACCTAATCTAGCAGTACCTCTTACAGCACCTGCAGTACCCCTTACTCCTTCAGCGGCAGTTTCAATAGCTGATCTTCTTTCTGCTACTGTATTGCGCTGATTTTGTTTAGTTTGTTCTTGAATAGCTTTCACTACTTGCATAGTAGCGTCATAATTTTCTTCTAATAGAGAGTTTCTTTTTGAATCTAAATCAAGAGCATCTTTAAGAAGACCAGAGATAGCATCACTCATATTGGCTTGCTGTTGGTTAGGTTGCTGATTAGAAACAGCAGCACCGCCGCCAGTTACGACGCCTGATACCTTACCTATAACTGATTCTCCAATTCTTTTAAGAATACTTAATCTAGTTTCGTCAGCCATTTCTTCTTCTGTTCTCTGCTTCTTGTTGTTGCTGTTTAATATAATCTACTAGCTGTGATACATATACATCTAGTTCAAACGGCATCATGTTTTCTATGTCACTAAAACTATAACCATGATGCTGAGCCATACTAAACGTTATATAATAATAGTTCGATGCGCTAGTATGGGCCAGCATTAGATAAAAAAATCGTTAAGACTCCTTAGTTCGATTTTTCTTTCTTTATCATTCTTATTAGTATATACGATGTCATGCTTGATAGTGGGAGCACCATCAAAGAACTTAGCAACTTTCAGAAGAGAGTTAGTATCGAACTGATCGATGAACTCTGACTTCTCTTCATCTGAGTAGTTACCAAACTCATACATCTCATCGTCATCGTAAATACTCTCAATACTCATCTTGATTAATTCATATACATTAGATACGTTATCTGTATTTAGTCCTTCTGTATTGCTGAGATGGTCAAGAGTAGGATATTTCATTTTAAGAAATAACTTATCTGTAATGTCAACTGTATCAGAATGATCTGGATCTGCAGTTAATTCAATTTCAGTTAAGTCAATATCAAATTTATAGATTTCATTATCTTCATTATCTTGATATTGAACAGTAACTGTTTCACCAGCAGATTGAATTCTGAGCTGAAGAATGATCCATTCAAGTGCCCAGTATGGCATCTCTGAGAAATCAATTTCATCATCAATAATACAATTGTTAATAATTTGTTTAGTAGCGTTTACGATCTGATTAAATTCACCGCTCTGTTGAGCAAGAAGAAGAATCTTTTCTTCTTTAACCAGGTAAGGTCTACATTTATAAGTTTTATTTAAGATAGGTACATTAATATCAAAAATAGGTTTGTCAAGTTTAGGTAATCCCATAATTCCTCACATTAGAAAAAATCTTTAAGAACGTTCTTCGCATCCCTTATGTCTTGTGGAAGAGAAGCTCCAGGCCCGGTAATGTTAGCAGCGCTAAAGCCAGATTCTAAAAGATTAGTAAATACATCAACTTCACTGCCACGAGCAATATCTTTTTTACCTAACATAATCTCTGGGGTGTCTTGATCATACCAATGTGTGAAGTCGAAAGTTACAGTAAATTGTAACACTTGATCGTTTTGATCCCAGCCAAGCGTTACGGGTTGAATGTCTCTAGGATATGCATCTACAAAGAAGCATGAATATGTTGAGACACCTTCTTCATTATAACCAAATAATGAAACGAGACAGTTATAATCTTCTCTATAGTTATTGAGATGAAACCCGCCTCTTGAAAAGTTTTTATTAGTAGCACTCTTTACAATCGAATCCATCCATAATGAGAAGTATTTGTACTCAGTATAGTCAGAATCAGTAAGAAAAGTAATGTCCATCTGCCCATAACTATTTTGATATGGATATCTTATAACTGGACCATACCCTATTGGTTTTGATTGTGAAGTAAAGAGATTCTTACCTGGTAATGAAGCACCTAACGTTCTATGAACTAAGAACTGATTAGGAATATTAGCCATCACTCTAGGTGTAGAAATAAGAGCAACATATCTATTAGGTCTAGCAACACCAACAGGTAAGTTAGCTTTCATATTTTCAACGTTAAAGATTCTTTTCTTTAATGGTTGAGCTTGCTCTTGAATAACTTGATCGCGCTCAAGACCTAATGAACCACGAGGGTCATCAGTAAAGCGTTTAACTGCATCAATATTCTTTTTAATGCTTCTAATTTTAGTAAATAAGCTCATGAGCGTCTTCTTACCATTCGTCTAGAATCTAAGTATACTCTATTTATACTAGCTTTCTGAAAACGGGCTGTAGGAAGCATCAATGCAATATCCCATCTATCTGGGTCAATGTAAAGAAATCTTGAACGAATATTACTAAAGAGATAGCGCTTAATACAAGGACGGTAGAATCTGAGATTAGAAGCACTTTTTAAAATATCATAAGATACTCTAACTCTAGTATTAAGATCCATATCATTAAGATTGATAGTTCTATTATACAGCTCATCCATTAATCTAGCTCTCAAGGGAGGAGGTAAATAGTGAAGATTAAGAGCTAAGAAGCTTTCTCCTCTTGGAGGTTCTATAGGAAATATAAGAGGAAAGGTATCATAATAAGGAAGCTTCTTCTTAAGCTTAGGATCATACTGAAACATATACATTCTTCCAGGAAGCATTCTACTGGTAAGACTGTCCCTGTTACCTCTTATAACCCTTTCAGGGTTAGCACGCCCTCTAGTAATTTGTTCTGCTGCATCTCTAAAGAAATTGCGGGCATCTCTAGCACGTTGAGGTCTATTAGGCTTACTTAAGATGTCATCAAAAATATAACTAACCATGAGGTGTTAGATCCTTCTCAGTAATAATAATAAATGTCCATCTTCTATCTTTACAATATTCATTAGCAGCTTCCCATTTAGCAGAATTAATACCCCAGTTTTTTACTTCTGTAATGTATCTTTTAGTAATCTTACTCTGCTTTCTTGGCGGTCTACATTGCTCAGATGGCTTTACTTCAATTAATTGTTCCCTTATGCTACCATCTACAGTCTTCTTTTTAACATAGAAGTCTGGAAAGTAACGATGATATCTACCATCAATAGGTGACTTATAAGGTATTGCAAGCTCTTCACTACCCCATTTAATGATATTATCCTGCTCATCGAGGAATTTCATTAGTCTCAGTTCAAGCCCGGACCTATAAATAATGTTAGTAGGATCACCTTTATACTTACTCGGGTTGCGAGGTTTAAAATATCCTTTGTAACTCATAAACTTATTTAGGTAAAATAATAAGATGGCAACACCGGTAAATAAGCAAGACAAAGCAACTCTTACTACTCAAGACGTTGATAGAAAGACAATTGAGAGAAGAGTAAAAGATACATTTAATGATAGTAGATTCTCTGCAGTAGCTAAAGATCTTGCTGAAGGTTATGGTAAATATAAAGGTTCTATTGAAGGTGTACTAGACCCTATTAGTGACTTTACATCTGCTATTGGTGGCTCAGCTGAAGCTATTATGAACGCTTCCCAAACAGGTGTTTTTGAAACGGTAACGTTTCCTAAAAACTTTTCGCGTGAATTATGCTTAAGATTAGATTTTATTAGATATGATAGGAAGAATCGTTTTGAAACATCTAAAGTTTATCCTGCGGCTTGTTGTATCTTACCTCTACCTCAAGCATTACAATTTGGCCAGGGTGTAGCTTACAATTTTACCAATCTTGGATTATTTGGTCAAATGGAAACTGCCTTACGTCAAGGCGACTTTAGTGATCTAGAAGGTACAATAAGAAGTGCTGGTCAGTCAGTAGCCGCAGGGGTAGAAGCAACACAATCACAAGGGGTGGTTGCAGGTATTGGTACCGGTATAAAGAAAATCAGTGAATCTCTTTCTGCTTCATCTTCAGCAGGTGCTGTTACTAGCGCAGCTGCTTACGGTGGTCTTAGATTACTACAAGGCATAGGTGAAGTTGCTGGTGTGGATGGCATAGCAGCTGGTGACACACAAAACTTAGGGGTGATTCCTAACCCTCATCTTGCTACTGCTTTCCAGGGTATTGAACCAAGATCGTTTAACTTTAGAATGGTTCTTCAAGTCTCTAGTCAGGATGAAAGTATTCAGCTTCAAGAGATGATAAGAACACTTCGTAAATATTATTTACCTGCACTATCAAATGATAGAACAGCTCTTTCATACCCACATGAGGTTAATGTGAGTTTCAGCGAAGGGGGATATAGTAAAGAAAGTCCTAGAACCCCATTAGATCAACTATTTGCTTTTAAGCGATGTGTGCTCGAATCTGTTACTGTAGATGTCGGCTCAGATGGTACACCAGCTTTTTTCCATAATTTAGAACCAACAGCAGTAACATTAGATCTAACATTTAGAGAAGTGGAAATATCTACTGCTAACGACTTTGGTCTTGATCCCGGTAAAGGTATTGTTGAAGCTATAACGACCAATACAGGTGCAAAAAATCTTGTGAGTGGTATTGGTAAAGTTGTAGAGACAGCCGCATCACCGTTTACAGGCAATAAAGAAAATGATACAGGTACCTAATGAATTACTTTAAGTTCTTTCCTAAAACATTTAACTCTAGAGACGGTTTTGCTAATGATATTAAATTCGTTACAAATATTATGTCTCGGTTTAATATTCTACGAAGCGTCTTAAACAATACTACAGCGTTTCATTCAGTAACCTTACATCAGGGTGATAGACCTGATACAGTTGCCCACAAGTATTATGGGAGCTCAGATTATACTTGGCTAGTACTTCTTTCTAATCAGTATATTGACTCAAAGTGGGAGTGGCCACTTGATGATGATGAGTTTGAAAACTTAATTAAAACCAAATATGGTTCATTAGCAGATGCAAGAACAAGAATAGTTCGTTATGAGAAAAAGGTTAATGGTAGATTCTATCAAGTCGACTCTACAGACTTTTTATCTGGCTACACATCTATTAGTGAAGAGGGTTTTGTATTTGATGCAGAAAATAATCTTAGTAGCGATTTTAGAGCTATTACTGCTTATAAAGATGAATTTGATAGAAATGAAAAGAAAAGAGAGATTCAACTAATTGATAGAGCTCTCTTATCTCATCTCGAAAAAGAATTAAGAAACGTGTTCGATGGCTAATGAAGCAAAACAGGGTCAGGTAAAATTAGTAGAATGCTCTCTAAGTACATTAGAGGGTAAGACCTTTTCTTTGATGAACCAAATTGATGATATTACGTTCAAAGAAGATTTAGATTCTCATTTCATTACTGGTACAGTATCTATTACAGAAGGCTTTAACTTAGTAGAGGCCTTCCCTTTAACCGGTGATGAACTTTTTGTATTAGAATATGAGACTCCATATAGAGGTAATAGTAAAGCTGGTTCTGATGTTGACAGAAGAAAATTAGAATTTAAAGTTGTTGATATACGCGATATTACAAAGCCTAGCGATAAGTTAACTTCATACAATCTAGTTATTACAAGTATTGAGCATACTATGGCAATGGTACGCGGCCCTTCTAGAGCTCATAAAAAGAAAGTATCCGACATTGTTGCAGATATTTTTAACTATCATGTTAATTCACCTAAGAAGCTATTTGTAGAAGAAACCGATGCAGTACAGCATGTTATTTTTCCAGCTTTGTCAGTAAATGAAGCTATTCGTATGCTATCAAAAAGAGCTAGATCACCTAAGCACCCTGATCATGACTTTAGATTTTTTGAAAATAGAAATGGTTTTAACTTTCTTTCTATAGGTCAGCTAGTTCAAAATAATATTGATAGACAAAAGCCGGTTGCTTTACGAATATCATATAACTTATCTGCTAATTTATCTGATGAAACTGTAAATAAATTTACCGATTCTGCTTACGGTTTTAATATTCTTACTAAGGGCAGCCATAATAATACAACATACAATGGTGGTTTTAGAGCAAATCAAATCGCTTTTGACTTTATGCTTAAAAAATATCAAACTAAAGAGTTTAACTATCTTAATGATCAAGATTATAATAAACTCCCATTAGTAGCGCCTAACAGGGTTGTAAAAGACAAGTATGTAGAATATGTTAATAATGATATACCAGAGACTCTTTCTTTTTTTACTAATCTAGAGCGTCATAATAATGCATGGGCTGGTGAAAGAGATGAGCATCTCTCTAATCATTATGACAAAACCTTACTTACTAGAAATGCAAGTAGACAACATCTTAAAAATGATCTTGTAATGTCTATACAAATTCCTGGTACTAATAGAGTAACAGCTGGCGATCTAATTGAATTTACAGTACCTGATCTCAATGATCAGAATGTTGGAAGACAAGATAAGTATCTTACAGGTTTATATCTAGTAACAGCAGTATCTCATCACATTAATCAAGAGCGTTATATGACTAGCTTAACAGTAGCTAAAAACGGTTTTGAGAGAAAAATTACTAATGATTCATTTGTACAGAGTGCAACATAATGCTAACTGAAACAGATTATATCGGCTATAAAAAGTTTGTATGGTTTATTGGTGTCGTTGAAGATGTCAACGACCCAGTAAAAGTGTCTCGCGTTAAAGTAAGAATGCTCTCTTTACATACAGAAGATAAAGCATTACTACCTACTGAGAACTTACCATGGGCACATGTTATGATGCCTGCTACATCAGCCTCTATTTCTGGTATTGGGTTTAGTCCTTCCGGGTTAGTACAAGGTAGTTGGGTAGTAGGTTTCTTTTTAGATGGTGAAGAAGCTAACCAGCCGTTAGTTATCGGTACATGGCATGGTATTCCAGAAGAGACAGCAGATCCTGCTATGGGCTTCAATGACCCGAGCGGTATATATCCTTCTTATATTGATAGACCTGACACACATAAAAATACTGTAGGCGCTGATACAGGGTTGTTTGCTAATAATGCTAATAACTTGCAAACTAGTAATGATGAAGAGATAAGATTTGAGACTTCTATTCAGCAAGATACACCTTCTGAAGGTAACGCTGCTAAAGAACAATTAGCAAAGCTTAGTAATGCTGTATTAAACCTTGAAGGTAATAAGACTGAAATAACCGTATTCGATAAAATTAGAGAATCTGCACTATCAGGTGGTAGTTTTGGCTTAGGATCAGTAACAGGTGCACTTAGCTCTATAGGAGGTATTGGAGCATCTTTACAAGGTGGTCTTGCTGGAGGTTTAGAAAATATTGCAGGCGGTGAAGCATTAGGTGCTTTAAACGATGTAAGAGATGCTGCTACAGGGGCAATTGAATCTGTATCGGGATCTATTGATGAACTAACAGGTGGTTTTATTGATACAGTTAATTCAGCAACTGGAGCTATATCAAACCCGCTTAGTGGTGCATTAGAAGCAGCTAGTGGTATTTCTGATGGTTTAAATGATACTGTATCAGGTTTTACTAATGATGTCTTAGGTCAGAAGATTTCTGATAAATTAGATCTTGAAGAGAGACTTTCTCAAAGCGTAAAAGGTGTTATAGCTGATAAGCAGAAAAATATCTTAGATGAAGTTACTGGTAAGACTATTGGCAAGATTCAGAGCGAGGTAGATCTTAGAACAGGCCGTATTACATCTGTTACTGATGCTTTAGGTAATCCGCTTACTACATTGAATGGTATACTTGGTGCTGATGGTAAACCTATTGATAATTTAGAAAATATTGTATTAGGATCTTCCCCTAAAGATGGTGCAAGCGTTTTACATACTCTCGACCCAGTTATTGATGAACCACCCTCACCAGTAAATACAGTATACCCTCATAATAAAGTATATTCTACTACATCAGGTCATTTAATTGAAGTAGATGATACCCCAGACTCTGAACGTATTCGAATTTATCATAAAGCAGGTACATTTATTGAAGTTCATCCTAATGGTGATATAGTTAATTATCATGGAAACAGATGGAGCGTTACTGATGGCAATGATAAGCTCAGAGTTAAAGGTAATGTAGAAGTTTATGTAGATGGTAATGCCAAAGTTGAATCAATTGGTAAAGTAGAAGTAACTGGTTCTGAAGTAGCTATTGGTGCTGCAGGTACTATGAAGCTCACAGCTGCTGCATTAGATATTGAAGCAGGTAGTATTAAAATGGATTCTAAATCAGGTATCACTGCTAAGAGTGTGACAAATACTATTAGAGCTGGTAAATATAACTTCCGCGGTGGTCAATATGAAGTTAAAGCATTCAATATTAAACTTAATTAGAGGTAATTATGCCCGCAGCAGCAACTATAGGTAAATCAACAGCAGGTGGTCCTATTATAGGTCCAGGTGCTCCTACTGTATTAATCAACGGTTCCCCTGTAAGTACTTTAGGTGATACTGTAACACCTCACGGTAACGGGCCACATGCTGCTGCTACTATTATTACTGCATCTGTAACGGTATTTGCTCAGGGTAAAGGTATTGTTAGAGCTGGGGACTCAGCTTCTTGTGGACACCCTGTTGTTGCAGTAAGTAACGTTCTCGTCGGGTGATAAATATAAATAGATAAGATTTTAGAGGTAATAAAATGGCCGCTACTGGTGTAAAATATTCTGATAACGCAACAACCACGCTTGATCTAGCAATCAATGCTGCTTGTACGTCTTTAACTTTGGTTGATGTATCAACGTTCCCAGGTGGTAATACAAGTTTCCATACTAATTATATTGGTGCTGCTAATGTCTTCTTTGCAACTATCTCTAGTGCAGATGGTTCAACAGAAGAAGTAGTTAAAGTTACCGGGTTGAATAGAAGTACTCGTGTTGCTACCGTTGTTAGAGGTCAGACCACAGATGCTAAATCATTTAGTTCAGGTGCTACATTTGAAATTAGAATGGGTAAAAGCCTTCTAAGCCAGTTTACTACCAACACATATATTCAAACTAACTATGCTTCTAATAGCACTATGCGTCAGTTAGTTGCTAACACTATGCAAGTTGGTAATGTTAATTCGTTGCTTGCTTCTAAAGCTAATACATCTTTTGTAACTGATAGAATTAGTTCAGTATCTAATACAGTAAGTCAGAATACTGCTGCTTTAAATGCTAAGATTGCTATTAGAGCTAATACAGCTGCTGTTAATACACTTGTAAGAGATAGAATGCAAGTAGCTAACGTTGTTTCTCGAGATAACAAATATCTTGAAGTAGCTAATGTTTCAGGTTTTGGTTTTACATCTAATACATATGCAAAAGGTCAGTTCTTATCCAGAACTCAAGGTGCGGGTTTAGTTCAAGGTGTATCAAATACATACCTAACAACTAATTATACCACTAATGATCTTACTCCTTCAAACACCTATCTACA